GGGTTGTGTTTAAATCATCTGGTATGCCCCCCCCCAGTTGGGAAGCGGTTTAGTACTGCCATAATTTAACCAATTCCTTTCTTTATTTTTTTGATTGACAAGTTACATTTTATAAAAATAATCCCTCCACCAAACGGCAGAGGGATTAATCTATCTCAACACGATTGGAGATATAACATCAGGCGCAAATTCATCAAAGAAAGTGACTCCAATTATTCTTATATGCTCACAAGTTTTAAGAACTAAAATATCGTCATAAGCATCCAAATAATATTTGAATTTTTCTTCCATGTTTTCTGCCATATTAATTATAATCTCAGGTTTTTTTAATCTATCGTCTTTTATAATAACAGCAATAAACTTATAATCATTTTCCATTGCTATTAAAAAATAATTGACGAAAGATTCTCGGCTAATGTATGGATTAGCTACATTACTTTTTTTCTTTGGTTTTGGTTTACGATAAGGATAATAACCACTTACTCCCATTATTCATCCTCCACTACAATTCCTCTGTCACAAGCAAAATCCACCAAAGTATTATAAATACTTTCCAGACAAGAAACTTCTTCGTCCGTGGCAGATGTTACAGTACGATTTTTACCTAACTGTCCATAAACCACATCATTTACAAAATCTGGATAAGGTTTATATAATCTAGCGATATAAGGTTTGATTAATTCAATCCAATCCTCTTTTGTATGTGCTGTATCTGTCACAGAAAATGTAGTTAATCCAACATTTTCATCTTCTGCTGATTTTGAAATAGCTCTTTCCATTGCTTCACACATATTAGCCGCTGTAAATGGCTCAATATAAGTCTGCATTGCATAACGACTTCTTGCGAATACATGAGATGTTTTTTTGCAGATACCAGTAGACTTAATAGTCATATTGGTTTCTGGGTCAACACCATTTGCCTTTGTATAAATAGTAAAATCACAAATATCACGTATCATACGCATAGAAGATTTTTCATTGCCGCTTCCCTTTGGCTGATAGAAAGGAATAATTTCCCCTGTAATTTCATCAAAATGTTTATCATCTATTTCTTCATGGGCTATAAAAACAACAAAATAACCCATAGATGTAAGCTTATTAATCTGTGTGGCAAACTGCCGTCTGGCTATTTTATAGCCGTTTGCTTTACCTTCAATTTCAGATAAATCTCTTACACCAAAAGTTTTACATACAGCCTGTTCGCAAAGGTCAACAAGATTTTCTGCTGTATCTACGATAATGGTAAAGAACTTTGCGGACATTTCCTGATAGGTAGAAGGATTAGTTAATAAAGAAACATAAGTTACAAAATCAGCCCATGAATTAACTGGCTTTTTATAACCTCTTACACCATTACCACCAGATTCAGTCATTAAAAGTAAGGCTCTGTCACATTTCATTGCTTGAAAGGTCTTACCTGTGTCGTTAGCACCATAAATTAAAACTTTTTGTCCTGCTAACCCACCAACCATATCCTCAATCTCTAAATCTAATAATGGATTTGATTTCTTTTTCTCGATTTTTTCTGACATTTTATATTACCTTTCTTATTTTTATGATGATGAAGTTAAATTATTAAATGTTACAAGGCAGTAGAGAGGTTTTAAGTTAATAGGCTACCCAATTCCCCACCTCTTACATTAAAACCTCTCCTATACCCTTTGTAACGTTTTTTAGCCTATGCTTAGAATGGTGCACCCTCCATGCCAGACATTGGGGCTACATTTGGCTTTCTGTTTCCTAATCCCTTAGACTTCCCGGCTTTAGAAGCAGGGGCCGCATTAGCAGTTGAACCGTCTTTTGCTTTATCTTCAAGAGCCTTAAGCTTCATTTCTCTTTCAACCATAAGAGATTTCATAATATCTGGCGTGAAAGGCTTTTTCTTTTCATCTTCTGTATCTTCATCATAGGCAGGTTCTCCACCTATAACAAGCAGTTCTAAAATCTCAAACCCTTCATTAGTATTGGCTTTTCTACCAAAGCCGCCTTTTTTCTGCTTCTGTCCTCCTATACGATGCATATTAAGTTCTACACCCAAACAGCACGTATCTCCTGGCGCATATCCTGGAACCTGTTCACCTGTAATTTCATCTACATAGCCATCGACAAATGCTTCGGCTAAATCTTCTGGAACAATCAAAGTGAAAGGTTCTGCTTCTCCACGGAAATTGATGGTAATAAATTCCACCATGTAGCGGCCTGTTTCTTCTGGTTCATCACTTTCATTTTTAGGAGGAATTGTTTCAGCCTTAATACTTCTGATTACTCCTTCTAACTGGAAGTCTGTCTGAGATTCCTTATCTGCATTTTCACGGTTCACCTTAATGATTCTTACCTGTGGTGATGATACCATTTTGCCTGAGTTCTGATTGTACCTGTCCCAGCAACCTAAGTTTACAGTTGCGCTTATAACATCAGGAGTTAAATCTTTGTTCTTTGCCGCATCTGCCGCTGAAACATAAGAATTATGCAATGTTTCCATGTTCGCATAAAGTTTTGCTTTATCTCCTTTTCTGTTATATTCTGACTGATTGATTCTCAAATTGTAATCTCCATTCTTTGTAGAAATTACAATGTTGCCCTGTACCGCATTACAGGTCATTTTTGTGCCGTCCTCTTTTTCAATTTCCACCTGTTTGATTTCTGTAGATTTCTCAGACAGAACGCCGATGATAAGTCCATTATTGATTGTCGCTCTTACATTTTCCATTTAATATCTCCTTATTTTAAAAATTAATTTTAATTATTTTTTTACTGATTGGACTTTTTACCCTTAAGGTAAAGATTACGTGTTCCTTCTTCCAGCATGCCTTTTTTATCAAGTTCTGCTGAACAAAATGCTTCAATGTCTGCAATAGTCTTTCCTGCCGTAATTAAATCTTTTACAGTCTGAATGGCAGAATAGTAACCTGACAAAGCCGCATTAATAGCTATTGTTTTTTCACTTTCTTTAATTCCATTCATCATATAAGCTTTTTTAGTTTTAAAAGCTTTACTATTGCGATTGAAAACTTTTTTTGCTGGTGCACCACCCATTTATAAACCTCCTTCTCTGAATTAAATTGTTATTGTTTCTATATCATACAACAATTTAATTTAATTGTCAAGAAGTTTCTGAAAATTTTCATAAAATTCTTTTGTTTCTTCATCCGAACAATGAAAAGTAACTACTAATTCCCTTGATAAATCCAAAGAGAATATTCCCATTATAGATTTTGCATCTATTGTGTAATGATTTAAAGAAATATCTATATCATAGTTTTGTTGAGAAGTAAATTCAACAAAAGCTTTTACTTCTTCTGGCGTATGAAAATGGATTTTATATTTTGTCATATATTTCCTTTCTTATTTTGTGCTGAACCAATGATTACCTAATTTGGTAAAATTGCGTCCATTGGATTTTCCTACAGAAAAATAAACATAATTAGTGGAGAAAATAGTTGGCCCATTTTCTACCACATATTTTACCGCTTCATAATTTTCTTCATTAGGAACAGTACCTTTGAGTTTACTTGCTGTAGAAAATTGTCTCTTTTCGTATATAACGTCATAAACAGTATCTTCAAAATCACTGTCTAAAACTCGATTCAATACAACTTCTACTACTGCTTTTTGTCCATCCAGAGATTCGCCCCTAGCTTCATGGAAAACCAGAGCGGCAAGAAGGTCTATATCATCCTCTGAAATGGATATAGTTTCATAGGGGTTTGTAGTTTCTGCTTTTGCTATGTTTGTAAACATTAATGAAAAACTTAATGCTAACAAACATATAATTGATTTTATTCCTTTCATTTATACCTCCGTATTTTTTTATTTTTATCTTAGAACATTCAATTTAACCACCTTCTTTCTTATTTTTATTTGAAAATATTCCTGGTTCATATTGTCTGGCACATCTCATAGCCATTACATATTGACATTTATGAATACCTTCCATAAAATCTTTTTGTTCATTAGGATGTTGGGAATCTAGTTCTAAAAATAAATTCCAACATCTAGTTAATAGTGTCATTACCATTATTTCTTTTATTTTCATTTTTCCTCCTATGCTAACTGCATATTAAGCATTACATTTTTCACAGTTTCTTCTGTATTATGAGAATATCTCTGAGTAGTAGAGATATCAGAATGACAAATTACATCTTTAGCAATATTGATTCCATACTCATTACATATCTCACTAACATAAGTATGTCTTAAAGTATGATTACTAATATGTTCTTCAATATCTGCTTTTTCTGCAACCTTACGTAACATTTTAGAAATACAATCCCTTCTCATTGGGGTGCCATGATTACTAACAAATAAGTTAGGGATTCCTGAATTTTTACGTACTTTTATATATTCGTCTACAATTTTCCTACATTCTTCATTAAAGTATATTTTTCTCTCCCTATCCCCTTTAATTTTAATGGTTACAGTTTGAGAATTATACTGCTCTAAACTTAAATTAATAAGTTCACTAACACGCATACCCGTAGAAAGATATATAGCAATAATAGCTTTATCTCTAGGATTGCTGGCTTCTGTTAATAAGTTTTTAGCTTCCTTCATAGGAACATAGTCTTTCTTTTTATTCTTAATTGTTGGAGATTTTATTGTTGTTGCTGGGTTTAATGTCATAGTACCAACCTTACATAAAAAGTCATAGTAACTTTTTATAGCTGTAAGCTTTCTAGCGATTGTAGCACTGGCGTACCCTCTTTTAACCATCTCTGATTTCCAGTCATAAACTTCTCCATATGTAATTTTTGTTTCTTCTGTATTTACAAAATCAAAAAATTGATTAAGGTCACTTTCGTAAGAAATTCTAGTATCTTCACTTTCAAACCCACCTAAAAATCTTTTAATATTGTTATTCATAAGTATTACCTCCTTTATTTATATATTTATATTATCATACTTTCTTTAAAAAGTCAATAGTTTTCATCATAATTTTATAAAAGCACCCTTATGAGGTGCTTTCTTTTTCTGCCTGTATCATATTTCTATTTTTAAATTCTATATAATCTAAGACTTCTACGTCTTTATCTTCATTGATAGAGTACTGTATTTTAGGAATCTCCATACGACATTTCATAGGAACGGTTTTATTTCTTATCTGTTTTATTAATTGTTTAAAAGTTCTTTTTAAAATTTCTTCTGAGCCTACTCTTTTTTCTCTATGGACTATTGTGTCCCCTGTCCATATGATAAATTCCACTTCATATTCTGTAAAAATATTTCCAAAATTCATTCGTATCCAATCTTCCATATTAATGTTTGTATACATATAGTTCTCCTATATCTCTAAATAATTTTCCCAATAATAATCCAGGTAATCATCCTGGTATACTTCTTTAACCTCCCTATCAGTATAATCATAACTAAAGTTGACAAAGATATTATCTTTTTTCTGTAGCCAATACACCTCAACAATATTTCTAACTTGTGGTCTATCTATTTTAAAATAGTCAGCCATCATATTAAAAATTTGTTCAGCTTCATATTGCGTTTGAGCCGCAATTACACATTTCTTTTTGTTTTTGATTCTATGTCCACATTCAACATACGTATAATAAAATGTATATAAGGTGAAACTAGGATTCTTTTTATCCTCTTGTTCATCCAAAATTGCTCTTTGTCTTTGTTTCCACCTTTCATATTCATCTGAACTACCAAAATTCAAAGGCTTTTTTCTTATATAACTTTTTCTTGATTTACCACTCATATTTTTCTCCTTTCTTATTATGTAAATAAAGGGGATACTCACACTGGCAAGCACCCCCTCCATTTTAGCATATATGACTGAATCCCTTATTGGGCGATTTGTTTTTCAACAATTGATTTTACATTCGACTACGCTGTCGATTAGCGGCTAAAAAATATATATTTTATTATTTATCATAAGGGCTTATCACGAATATAATATAGGATGAATTTCATAGAAATTCCTTTCTTATGCCGGACTCCCGGCTTGCTAGGTTTTAAATTTTATTTATGCCGAATTATCAGCGACTATTTAATTGTTTTTTAATTTATCGGCGGTGCTCTACTATTATTATTCATTCTATTAATTTCCTTTTTAATTTTTATATCTCTCTTACAATAAAGAGTATATCATATACTTTATAATAAGTCAATCACTTTTTCAAAAATTTTTTAATTTATTTTTTTCATGTTCCGAATCACTTTATATCCAATTCTTTTTTTAATTGCTTTAGTAATTTATTTATAATTCTACTAATGTTAGAGTGAGTCGTGTTAAATTCTTTTGCGATTTCTATTTGTTTATAACCAGCAATAAATTTATATAATATCTTTTTTTCTTTTTCGTTTTTAATTTTATCCAAAAAATTCTCTAAAACTATTTTAATAATAGTTTCATTTTCTACATCACATCTTATATCAGAAATGCAATTTAATCCATCGTTTATTTCTTTATCATCATTAATTTTCCTAGATGTATTATAATGAAAAAGATATTTTTCTCCTTCCCTCTTTTGCATGGTTTCTTTTCTCCATTGATGTTTTACTTCATTCCACATAATAAAATATGCATAAGTAGAAAATTTTGAACCTTGTTCTGGATTAAAAGTTCGTGCGGCTTTTACTAAACCGATAGCCGCAATATCATAGTAATCATCTATAGTTAAATTCCTTCTTTTTAAAAAAGAATAAATAAGATTATGATTTTTTGTAATAAAACAATCTAATTCATTCTTTGTAGAGGGGGATGGTTTCAACGTTTCACTTCCTTTCTGAGTTTCAGACAATTAAAATCAATTTAGATTTTATATATCTAAAAACCAATTTAAATTTTCTGATATCCTATTATATTATATATCAACAATTATTTTAAAACCTATTATTCCATTCTCCACATAATAAGGAATAATAGAATTATACTCTGTTGTACATATTACCCTTAACATACATTCAGCATAATCTTTACCTGTCATATCACAGATTCTTCCTTTGTATAAAGTTTCACCTCCACATATATTAAGATGAAGCCCTTCTGTGTCTAAATTAGATGAATAACTTTTACACTTACAGATAAAAACATAAGTGTTACTATCTAATTTATTTAATATATCCACTAAAAATATACTTTCCATAAATTTTCCTTTCTTTATTCTTTATTTACTTTTCTGACTTTTATATCCTTTAAAAAATCACCAAAAGTTGCATAATATTCCCTTGCGCCTTTTAACCAAATAAGATATTTAGCTTTAGCATCTGATTCCGCTTCTATAAAATTTCCTTGCAGATGTTCTACTGAGTTTGATTCATAATAATAAGTATTCATTTTTTATCTCCTTCATAAAAAAATATTTTTTGATACTATCTTTAAAAATCCTATTTATAGATTTTATTATATTATAACATAAAAATAAAAAATTGTAAAGAATAAAATAAATTTTTCCTTCAATTCGTAAAGTAAAAAAATAAAACAAAAAACGGCTGGGGAATTTTTAATATCGCCATTACCGTTTTTTGTTTTATGCATTTTTGCCTGGAAATTTTCTTTATCGCCATTCTGGGATTTTTAGATTGCCCCAATTTACATACAAATTATTTATACAATTATTTATAAAAAATATTTTTCAAATTTAAATTGTAAGAATTTTCTGAATTTTAAAAATGGTCGCAAAATTTCTGCTGTCTCTGTCTGTCTTGTTTGAATCCTGTTATAAACTCGTAAAAAGCGTTTCTAGCCACTTTACATATGCGCTTGATATTTTATCCATCTTCACTACAAAGTGGCTAGAAATGGCTTATAATGCGTTATACGGCATGTTGACATAACACTATGTGGTAAGGAGGATATAACGCCCCTCATTTTACATTACCCGGCCATTTCCTCATGAACACTGTTAAAACTGGTCTTACTTGCCTTTACCGGGTTTTAACAATCTTCCTACACCCTCTAAACCTATCAGAATCGTCATAGACGACCTAAACGCTCTTAAGCTTATATAACTACCTTAAAGCCTTTAAACTCGACTCTCATTGATTCTGATAATCTCTAGTAAATTAATAGGAATGAATTTCAATTCATGACATACAGACTTTTACACTTTACTTTATCAAATTATCAATGTAGCATAAATAAAAATAAGCAACCCCTAAAGCTTTTACACTTTAAAGATTGCCTATACCTATTTAGCGGTTTTATAGTGGCTATTTAATTCAATGTTCCCATGTCAACCTTTTAATACCATTCACCCATATTTCTATATTACTACCTTCTCTAAACCACTCTACAGCGGTTTTATGGACTTCTGTACATTCCCCTGTGGTAGTGTTCATGTAATATTTATTCATTTGTTGTTTACTCCTTTCTTCTCTTTCCTATAATGATATCATACATTTCATATAAAGTCAAGTCTGAATATTTGCTATTTTAAACTGTAATTATCTGATAATTAAAAAATTGTACCTTCCATGTTTACACAATCAAGCTTGCATTCCACACCATACATTATGTAACTATTTAATTATGTAATAATTATATCATCATTTTATGAATCTGTCAATTACTTTTTTATATATTTTCATAATAAAAACCTTCCATTTCTGGAAGGTTTTTAAATTAATAGGAGTATGAAATTTTGTTCATGAGCGCACCATAGCGTGTACCCTCTGGGTTATATTTAAACATATCATCAATTGTTGTACTTGCTCCTGGCGGCAGTGTACCGCTCCAATTGCCCCACTCACACACTACAATATCACCTTTATCATTGGCTCCAAAAATATCATATTTAAAATAATCAACGGTTCTTTCAGAGCCATTTGTGACTTTGGCTTCAAACCTTACATAATTACTATCTAAAGTAAATGTTGCGTCTGTAATAGTAATTAATTCTTCTGCCGTCTTGTTTCTTTCCCGTGGGGCTATAGATGATTCTTTTTTGGATACAGTAGCTTTCTTTGGTGCTGGTTGTGTAGAAGTGGGCTTATAATCAGCATAAGGGGACTTCATTTTTTCCACCCGTGGAATGTTCTCAGTTGCTTTGACATTTGCTTTGTGTATGGAATATCCTACCATTACACCTATACCTACCATAGATACTAATACGATTTTAGCAATTAATTTTTTCATTTTTTATTCTCCTTTTTTATTCTTTATTCATAAAATTTACCGCTCTCATAAAACCAATAGTTATTGGATTCACAAATTTCCTTTAAATCTTTATCTGAAATTTCGTAAAAGAACTCATATCCCATCTTTTCAAAAAAAAATCTTTGAAATTTCTTAACAAGACCGATGGGAAATTTCAGATTAGGTTTAACACATTTCCCAAAGTCTTTATTATCTTCCAGAAAATAAATAATTGCTATGGGGCATGATGAGTCATGAACGCCACGACTTACTTCTAGTAATCCTACAAGTTCCATTTCCTCAAACCATTCCGTTAATAAGGATAGTTCTTCCTCTGTAAAGAAATCATGAGCATACTCATATGTTTCTTTGTCTAATTTTTCTTTCTCTGCAAAAAACAATACATCTTTTAATGATATATTTCCACTAATATTCACCCCATCTCCTATATTATAGTTTAAACTGTACCCTACTTTTAAATCAGAATTGGGAAAAAATAAATTCAGTTCATCCTCTAACAGCATGGTAAGTATTGCTGGTTCCTGCCCGTCTAAATACCACTGTTTTGCTACTTCCTTCGCATCTTCGTTTAATTCCTCATAGCGGTAAACGTTAAATTCTGTAACAACTTTTCTCATATATAAATACCTCCTTTTGAAATTTTGTGCTGATTGATTATGTACTAAGTATAAAGCATTTATTTTATTTTGTCAATACTTTTTAAAAATAAATTTTAAAAAATCCCCATTGTTTAAATGGGGATTTTACAGTCTTTAGAATGGTGCAATACCTAACTTCGACTTGTTTGCCTTTTCCTGCTCTTTGGCTTTTCTTTTTTCTTCTAATTGTTTGTTATAGTCTGCCGTAGACATAATAATGGGTTCCTCTTTTTTGGGGGCCGCTGTTTTAGGTGCAGTAGGTGCCTTTTCTTTTTCTTTTGGATTGGATACAGGTTTTTCTGGCTTTTTTACCGTTTTCTTCTTTAACTCCTGCTTTGGTTTTTCTACTTTTGGTTGTTCTGGCTCTGGTTCTGTGATAACAGGGGAATTAAGGTCAATTACTTCATCATAATTTACCCTTTTTTCCTTTTTGTTTTCTTCCTTTGTGTCCTCCTGGTCCTCGTTTTCAAAATCGGCTAAATCTGTACTATAGATATCCTCTTTTTCTCCATTGAAAAGCTTTTCATAATGGTTCATAAGGGCATTGTGCCGCACTCTTATGTGGCTACGGCTTGCACTTGCATTGTCAAAAATCCCATTATAAGCACTATTAATAGTAGGCTCTTTTGTGCTCTTGCCGTCATAAAAGCTTTCTACAAACTCGACAAATTTTGCCGGGTTTATATCATCTTCAATGGCCCTATCAATAATAGGAACCAATGATAAGAAATGAGTTTTTGTTATCATCCGCTTTGCAATTTTAACAATGGATAAATTATTATAAACCAGTAACGCAAAGTCTAATACATTAGTGATACGACTAGATTCTTCGGGGGTAACATCAATGCTTTTCAACTCTGCCTTGATGTGACTACTCATTAAGTTTGGTTCATCCTCATTTAACATGAACCACATTTTTGTAGCCATGTCAAAAGAACTGTTTACCAGAGCCTTTTCGCTGAACATTGTCGCAAAAAGTTTATGGTCACTTAAAGCTTTAAGAGTATCACGGCTTTTCGCCTGTGCTCTTGCCAACTCTGTATTGGTAAGAGATTTACCATTGTTAAGCTTAAAGAAAATCATATCCGCTTCAATGTCCGTTGCATTATCAATATAGTAGATAGAAATAGTTGCATCCTTGATTCTATCTTTTTCTTCCTCTGTTAAATCATTCCAGGATAATCCATTGATATCCTGCAATTCTTCATTTTCTCCCCTGGCAATTCTAAAATCGAATTTATCACCCTCTTTGTACTCTGGAATCTTTGAAAGCTTAAACTCGCCTTTCATGAAACGGTATACAGTTGTACACCTCTGCTGTCCGTCCCTTGCTTCCATTTTGTATTGGTTTCCATCTTCCAGAGACAACCGCCTAATGAATAAAGGCGGTATAATATCCCCATTAAGTAAACTATGAATAAATAAAGACTGACGACCAATATCCCATACAAATCCGCGCTGAACGGGGCAACGAAAATTGATGTTGTTAAACTCCTTTAATAACCGCTTCATTGTCCATGTTGTTGTTGTAATATTATACATTTTTATTCCTCCTGTTTTTGAATTGTTTTTTAAGTTGTTAAATACATTTTACTATAAGAGATAATAAAAGTCAATACTATTACAGAAAAAATATTGACTTTTATTTAAAAATATTTATTACCATTTAATTAATAATTGATTTGCTTCATTCACTAAATTATTTTTAATAATAAATTCAGTAAATTCCTTTTCTGCCATTTAATTCCCAATTAAGAAAATCTTCAATTGTCATAACTTCTTTCCCATTTGTTACAATAACAGTTTTATTATTCATATATTTCCCTCTATTTCAAATTTTCATAAATAAAAAATTCATATGTTTTCAAGTTCCCACTTTCAATGTAACCACGCTCTAACGCACTCTCCACGTCTTTTTTTGTCACATGAATATTAAGAAACTTAAACAAAAACTGATAAAAATATTTTGCTGTAGTAATTGAAAAATTCCATTTATCACTCACCCATATTGTATAGTTATCCATATCTATGATGCAGATAATAGAAGTATAACTTTGAAATATACGCAAATGTTCTTTTGAACTATCATTGTCAATATACATAATTACTTGATTTTTAACAGCGGTTTCTGTTCTTACATTTTTAAAAGGTTCTACAAAATACTTACCTAATTTTTTCATTGATATAATCTCCTATTTTTTATTTAATGACTAGCGTATAAACCACTCAATGACTTATAGAATTTATCACTTGACCAGGGCAACAAACAAGCATTTCCACCTTTTACAATTTCTGTAGTCCCATCTACATAAAAAATTTTAGCTACTTTATTTCCGTTTTTGTCCAAAGTAGAGTACCATTTCCATACTGGTTTACCATTCCATGTTTTTAAATTAGACATAATTATATCCCTTTCTATATCCAAGCTGGAACTTTGTTTGATTTTGGTAAATTAGTTAAAAAATCTATAACATCCTGTGGTATTTCTTCCTTCAACCAACCGTGGCCATATTTATATCCACATATAGGACATTTCCTTCCTAATAATCCTAATTCATTTTCTGAATAATTTATATGTCCTCTAATTTTATGGTCAATATTGGAATATCCTAAACAGTTTTTCTCTGTATATTCATAGCATTCACTGTCTGAAAACTCACTACTATTATAAGATTTTTTCTCAAATGGTAAATTGTAAATTTTTGTTTCCTCCAAAGTAGGAAAGAATGGCTCATGATTTGTCAAACATTTTAAAGCACGATTTTTTGCTTCGTTCTGTTTTTCTCTGGTTTCCCTGGTAAGTTTATAAGTTTTTACTTCAACTTTTTCCTCTGCCATTTTATCCCATCCTAATTTTTTCATATGGCTACAATAAGGGCGCATATCGTTTAAATGCCATTCATCCCATATATCACAAAATTTTTGTAACATATCAGAAGTCCATTCTTTTGTTGGTACTCCTTTTCTTATTTCATCTACACACTGACCGCAACTTCCCCAAGAATTTCCATTTGATTTAGGACCAATTACACCAGTAATGGACAATTGTCCATCTTGATATTCAATTTTACAAAATGAATTTACAGGCCGTTCTTTGTCATTGTAAATATATACTTCGTTAGTACATGGGTTAATAATTTTCTTAAAATTTTTCATTTTGATTTTCTCCTTTTCATATATGCGTTTATACGCTTTCTTTTCTCAATGCTAGAAGATATGACTTTAATTCGATATTCAATTTTTGAATTAGAATTTTTTAGAATGTCGCTTTAGAATTTTGTGTTGCTTTGTTGTTGATAAATACATGATATCATATACATTTTCATATGTCAACACTTTTTTAAAATTTATTTTTAAAAAAATAAAAAAGCCTAATAATTAGGCTTTTCTTATAAGTACCCCCCCAGTTTCAGCTATTACTAATTTTTTCATAATATAGAAAACAAAAAGCAAAATAGATTTTCTTATGTCTTATATTATAAGATAGTTATTTTATTTTTACGGTTCCCTTCTTTACCACTACACCCATTACAGATTCTAAACCATGTTGATTTAAATATTCTTCAAATTCTTTATTGGCTTTTCTCTGCAATTCCTCCATTTTATCATATATTCTTTTTTCTAACTTTTTATTAACAGAATCATCAATAAAAAATATTCCAAAAAAATTACTATCCATAATCTAAATTTTCCTTCCTTTATAATAAGAAATAACAAATCATTTATTATCATAAGTTATCTTTATTTTTATTTTACTATCCACCTATCTATAAAAGATTGTGTATGATTATTAGTAGCTTTTCTTAATTCTTCACCTGCTTTATCCGCTTTCTTTAATGATGAATAAACACCACGTATGGTTGTATCCGTTTCATTTGTATAGCCATAAAGTACGTACACATAATTTTTATAAGTTTTTCTTTGTGCTTTGTCCATTTATTTATCTTCCCTTCTTTAATTCATGCTACAAAATTTTTATAATTTTTATATTCTGCATCCTCAAAAAATATAATATAGATACAAACTATCTTATTAACAAGTCGTCTATCACTATATTATTACTTTTATAAAATAGAATACAATTATTACTAATACCAATATAACATAAGAACAATAAAAAAGCAAGCATAAAAATTATACTTGCATATAAAAAAGCCCCTGGAAATTTTCAAAATGTGGATTACCCCCTTATCCTGGATTTCCTGGGACTTTTGTAAAAATTGCTCTTGTATTTTCTTCCCAAAATTTTCTATTTTTAAATCTATCCAACAATAAAAATAATTTGAATAGACCTAAAAATTTTTGAGATTAGAGAAATGGTGTCAACCAATGGGTAACTGCCGGGTTGTAATAGGGCTACAATGCACTACAACCATGCTACAATCGTTTTAGGGATGATAGGCAAGGAAATGTACACCCATGGCACAAAGTCCTGTTATACGGCCTTGTACGGCCTTATAATCAAGGTTGACATAATACAGTCTTGCCCCATATGTCCCATCATAACGATTATTGCCACCTATCCATTGTCACATACACCCCACCATCAATCCATACAACGCCCTAGAATGCCCGTAAAAGCTTTTGAATGAGTTAATGATAGAAATATACCATAATCACCCTAAAATCCCTTTAAAGGCCCTTTAAACGCTTTACAGGCAAGGTTTACATAATACAGCTTAAAAGATTGATTGCCCCATGCATCCTGCTGGCCTGTTATCCGTGACCAGCTTATGGCCCCTTGCGTCAATATGGTTACAAGGCCGTAAAAGGGACTACAAGCCGTTGTATGGCCCCATGTGGTGAAATATGCTACTGTACCCCTAAAGGCCCTGGAAATGGCTTGTAATGCGTTGTAGGATAGGTTGACATAATTTTGTTGTCATTGTGCTACGATTCTATAAAAATAATTTTCATAGATTCATATGTGGTGAAAAAATTTTTCGTCACATATCAACCCACGAAAAAAAGGTGGTACACATGCACCACCTATGAAATTGACTACTGATTGTTACTGATTACATCCATGACAACATCATCTGCCGTATTGCTAGGAGTGTAATTGTCATGCATTTTGATGGTCACTGGCTCCCCCGGCAGGAAATAGCAGTTGTCCACTGTGATTGTATCCCCGTCCACTGTCTCAAACGTACATACAAGGTCGCTGTCACAGTCCAGGCATACCGCCTGTAATGTGTAGCCCTGTGCCCATGTCTCCATCAATCCTGCTATAGCTATAATTCCGCCGACAACTCCCAAAGTTACCATAAATTTTCTGAATTTTCTCATTACTTATTCCTCACTTTCATCTTTTACATTTATTGCATTTATATATGCAATATTGGCAGTCTCTAAACTTCGTTGTGCAATCTCATTCAACAATTTTCTGTTTTTTACTGAAATTAAATGTAAATCTAACAATAAGTTAGATATCGCATTAAAATTTTGGATATAAGGTTTACATTTTTCATAAGTAGTATGTTTATCCTCACCAATTTTCCTGCCATTTTGAGATACAATGCAAACTACTCTCAAATCTTTTCTGATTTCTGCCAAAAGGCGTTTCTGTAACCAATTGGCAGAAATATTGACATTTTTTCTTCTCATGTTGATTTTTTTCATTATTTATCCTCCATCAATACCCCAACCATGAGTATATACTATCTTTTTCTCCATTTATGAATACCTCACCGCCAACAACGGTGAGAGTATCATAATTATCAGAAAACGCATAGTGATAAGCTTTAATCGTATCATTTTTACAATCAAATGATACACCATGTTGAATTAACAGAAAACTTAACTCTTTTATAGACATTTTCTGAAACCTCCTTTGCTGTCACATATCCCCAAACTTTTGAGGGTATCTATTGTGGTGCGGTAAAAGCAACCATAAAACAGCTTACCACCAATTTTTTGATTAGCATAATAATGCCCGTCTGTGGTGCGCTTAATTACCCATATTTTACGGGGGTTATGCAAATCAACAAACTCTTTTGTCCAGGCCCCCGTATTGATATTGGGGGTATCAATGTAATACGATACCAAACAGTAACGTGTGCTATTGGGATTGTGGCTGTAGACTTTAACGCCCTTGCCAAACTTACCTTGGTATGGCACACGCTTAAGTGTACCCTTACGTATGTATCCTACTGCATATGATGTATGATGTAACATAATATTAATCCTCCTTATTTTTGAGATAGACGGCATAAACACCGTCCCGTAACTGGTCAAATCTGACCACAATCATATCGTTACAATTGCCATAAATACTATGTCCTTTTTTGTAAAATCCTGGAATATCTTGGGACGCATAGCATTTATAAGCGCCCCTGTAATGTTGTTTAAACTCTCCAAAAGTCATGTTTACCCCCTAATAATCTGCCAATTGTGCTATGTCCTCAAACGTATTTTTGGTCAAATAAATTGTCTCGTCCCCTGCTGTATACCTTTTGTCCAGGGCCAATGTAATGCCCTCGATTTTGTCCCCTACCTCATAGCCCAAGTTGTGACAATAGCCCCTAAACTCCCAAAACCTAAAGCTTAATTGTTTGCCTAATGCGTCCTCGTCCTCCCGTGTTGGGGCGTAAACAGAATAAGAAAGACTTAAGTTTACATAATATCCTTTTTGCAATGCCTGGACGGCCTTGCTATAGATAGTTTTTGTTTTTTGCGCAAAGTCAACCACGTTAGCTAATGTGTGGTATCCCCCTAATGTACAAGACGTGTGATATTTTGTCCTTACCTCTTTATCCCTTTTGGTCTGTACTATCTCTAAATTTAAACTATAATCATGATGCCCGTACATAATCTATATCCCCCTTATAATTGTTGTGATTATCTCTTTTTCCAGGTCTTTTACGGTCATGCCGTCCAGATATCGGCTATGGTCGTATATGTCCCTTGCAATGTCCCGTAACGTGATACGTTGGCCCTTAATTGCCATTAACAAACGTGTATACTCGTCATTATCTCCCAACGTATACAATGCCTTGTCAATACAGTATCGCCTTATATCCTCTGCCTGTATTGTATAGTGGCCCTCCGTATATAACCATTGCTTATAAGTATCTGTCAATCCCATATAACGTATGCTATCCCGTAACCCTTGTGCCTTACCAATGGTATACATTGCCACACTGTTAGTCATGGTTGTTGGTAAGGATATGTCCTCCAACTCTCTTTGTGCTTCTTGCGCTTTTTTATTAATGGTGTAATACTCCCAAAAGAGAGTAACCAATTTTTTGTTGGTAATTGTCATTGTTTATCCTCCCTAATATCCCAAAAGCCTTGTATATTCACCCTCTGCACCTAATTCCCATGCCGTAGCGTTGTATCCGTATAAAGCGTAATTAAACAGTTCTCGCGCCCTTTTGTCCATTGCGTTTTTGTCTGCAAAAAACTCCTCGTTTTTTAGATTGCCTTTGTTTGGCCCTGTCAAAACGTATGTGCGCAATTTGTAGGCCACTAAATCATTGATGATAATACGTAAGGTATCATCACGCATAACATCATGCTGTACCACCTTGTAACCATCATAGTTGTGATTACCCCTTACATGATGATAATTGCGACTGTACAGCTTACCAGACAACCCTATAATCTGTACAAAATTGTATTGATTTGTTGATAAGTTGCTGTAATAATCCCTTAAAATTAATGTGTCTGTGGTTGCATCATGGTTGATTACTATAACATTTTCCAGCCCTTTAATGTCAGACGGTATCATACGTGTGCAGTTGTTATCATTGTACAATTTGACCAAGTGACGAATGATAGATATGTTACTTTCAGTAAACATATATATATTGGCCCATGAGGATTCAATTCCCATGTGTCTAAACCATTTTACAATGGTAATAGTCTCTAAATCTGTAAAGCGTTTTTTGGTTATTTTTAACATGTCGATTCCTCCTTATATTCCCTTATAAACTTTCAGACAATCGTCCAGCGATACTCGTCTACCATACACCACAAAGTAATAATTACCGCTTAAAGTAGTTTTAAGTAATGACTTATGATACGTTGTAACTTGCTTAAACTCGGGGTATCCATCACTATTAACATCCCATAATATAACTTCGTGGGACTCAGACCAAAAAACATAGTCATTTACTCCCCATTCGTAACCATGGATAGATATACCGCTTAAACCTGTATTATAAACGGCCTTAACATCATTTTTTGTGCAAAATTCTTTCTTTGTCATTGCTATTCATCCCTCCCTATTTTGCGGATACGTGTCTTTTTGCCATTGGGGGATACCACATAGATTACACCACTGCTTTTACTGTAATCCGCCATGTATTTACAACCCTTAAAAAATTTTGTCCAGCTAAAACTACTGTAAAATACCATTTCGCTAATTGTATCAATTTCAGGGTAATAACAATGGATGTAACCTCTTTCCCGTTTTAGCCTGTTATATTCCCTGTCTAATCGCTGATTGATATAGCTAATCTGCTGGTCTAACGCCTTAATATCCTTTTCCCACTCTGTAATCTCGTCTAACTCTCCCTCTCGTCTACACTCTGGTATTACTCGATTGTAGATATCATTTACACTGTCAATCAATCGCTATCTGTCAGCAACTAATTTATCATAATAGATTTCCCTCATTTTTGTTACCTCTCTATATTAGATTAGGATATTGTTTTTGATTTAAGCACTACCAGAACGGCACATGCTTTACATATCAGATTAGATATGTGTATGACCGTATTCAATTGTCAATGTGCGTTTTCTTTTTATATGGGATACGGCAGAACGCCTATATCCTTTTGTATCTGATAGCGATACTTGACTTGCATATGTACTTGTGTTTTTGTTGTGTCGTGTTGACCACACCCATATAATACCGCTTACACAATTTCCCGTCAATATGTAAAAATAACTAAATTGCAATCAATTTATTATACATAATAGCTAAAAATAAATAGTTGAAATGTTGCAAAAATCACAGTTAGTAATGCCTATTGGTACATTCATATACATATACGTCCACACAATTTTATTTTATTGTATATAATCACATGTCAAAAAATACCCCTAAAACTTATGCAAAGTGTACAATTATATATGCCTAACTTAAATCATGCACAAAAACCATGTAAGAAAAAATATTTATTTTGTCTATTATTTATATTAGCATTCTGAAAAAGTAATCTGATAATTCCCAACACTTTCAGAATTGATTAAATTGTGTTGCCCCATTATCGCACTATTAAATTGATTAGTCCCCAATAGTTTTAATATGCGTCAAATCTCGCTACTGTTTAAAAGAATTATCTGATAACTTATTGGACCAATATACAATTCAATTTAAGTTGCGTATAGAATTTAAAAGATTGTATATAATTATAAATACAAAACTTGATACCATTAAATTAAATAAGGAGGAATAATATTCATGAGTAACAAATATCAGACAATTAGAGAAATTTATATTGACCTTTACATTCGCAATAAAGCCATTGTAAGGGCCAACAAGAAAGAAAAACCAGAGGATTTTCCTATTATTAAGGTAAGTGGAAAACGGCTCATGCAATTGTCCAGGATGAATTTTTTAAGGAGGAAAGAGATAACCAATGATTTTTCTAATGGTTTACTCACTGATAAGGGATACAAAGAAGAAATGACTATTTGCCAATATATTAGTTATCAGATAACCAATACAGAACATTCACAGAAAATTTTGTTTGTTTAGAAATTTTTTGCTAATAAAATCACGTCTTTCAGATTTTTTATCTGTCTAGTTTTTTCTTAATGTTTTATTATGTGCAAATTGTGTTTAGTGCTTCTCAAAACGTGCAGTATTTAAAAGATAGATTAGTACTATACGATTACACAAGCACTAAATGCGATTTGCATATACAATTTCAATTACTATTTCAATAGGTGCGACTGTATGTGCCATTCAAATAAAACCATTACCAAAATCCCCATTGTCAGATAATAACATAGTATAGCATACTACGTATCATAGTTTCCATTGGAAAAGAGCAAGTGATAATATATGAGGGTGAAAGCTAAAACCCCAGGAAATGGCCTTTAAATGCTTTACAAGGCATGTTAACATAATGAGAGCAAAGGATTCAACCCCTATATATTATAATAGATTATATATAATGATGGGATTAATAAGTGGATATGATAAGTGGAAGGGCTTACAAATTGTGTGGGAATTGTGCCTACTTATGTAAACCTTTATGTTAGCACTGTCAATAGGTGAGTGCCAAAAGGTAAGTAAATGATTACAATAAGTATGTGGTGATTATCGACAACGATTTATATTTTGTGGCTGTGAATTGTAAATAGGGATTCATAATTCATAGTGGATGATAGTAAACACTTGCTTACTATATGGAGAGGGCAGAGGTATATATAATATAATATTATATAATATATAATATGAAAATGAAAATAGGAATCGTTATCAATATGTTTCACGTGGAACAATAGGTGGGGAATATGGATGAATGTGTGAGCGTGCAGAGGATGGTATAAAGGAGTACAGAGAGGTTACAAGGGCGTGTATGGGGTGATGTGGACAATTGTGTAGGGATGGGGTGATTGTGGGTATATGGGCGTTGTACTGCGTGATAGGGAAGATGGGAGATTGAGGGATGGAGAATGTAAGAGGATTGTGGGGAGAATGTGGGGATAGGGTGGATGGAGATAAGGGAGAGTGTAGGATATGTGAGTGAGAGGATGGAGAAAATGGAATGGGAAGATATAGGAAAGTATAGGGTGAGAGGTGGGAAGTGTAGGGAGATATGGGAGAGGTGAGAGTGTAGATAGTGGGTGAATGTATCTCATATTTTGAGGGTTCGCCATTACCCTATTATAATATATATATATGTACTCTGCGACATTTCGGACGGACTGAAAACGCTTTCAACCAATACTTTTCATTAGGTAGCGTCAAAAAATTAACAAAAACTCAAGGTTTTACCTTAAAAGTGTACATAATATGTATTATGGACGCTTTTTGGATATGGATACACCAATGGCGGATACCCCCATCCCCCGGCCTTTTGGCAATTGTCAGAAAATTCACCTTAGATGGGGGGTACTTTCAGACAATTCGGATATACGAATTTCAAGAATGAGGTATAGCTGTCCCACCACGAACTATTTCACTATCTCACCCTCCATCTCATTTATTAATATATATTAATATACTATTATATATTATATTTATATATACCCCTCTATCCCCCTCCTATCTCCCCTCTCCTATCCATCTCCCACTCAACACATCCCCTACCCTTCCCCCATACTTTTAAAATTTAATTTTAACTCTACACCCTATCCCTTACACTACTATAATTTATACCACTCCCCTCAGTTTCCCCTATACCTTTCCCTACACTTTTAATCTTCCCTACTCAACTGCACTTTTTATCAATACTTCCGCACCTTGCCTACCCCAACTTTTTCAATCTCCATTGACAGCAACTCCAATTTTTTCATAAATCACTTCTACGCCTTACACTTTTTAGTAGCACCCCTCTAATTTTCATAACAATTCAGTACCACTTTTAACCACCCCAAAATTGAGCAAAATTTCTCAAAAATTTTTTGATGCCACCCAAATTTTGGAATCTTAAGCCCCATTCTGATTTGAGCGGATTGTGGTGTGATTCTGTCTGGTTACAACCTCATACACGCCATATATGGCCCTTTTACGTCTTATCGTGACCAATCCTCCATTTCACCTATTGAGCCGCTTTTACTCTCTTGTACTCGTTCATATTTTTTTAAAAATTAAATTTAAAAAAGAGAACCGACTAAATTCGATTCTCTTATAAGCGTTTTAAGTTTATTTTTCTAAACATTGCTAAATATAAAGTTTTTATTTAACTTCAATTCATAAAGTAAAATAACTCCCCAGATTTAAACCGGGGAGTTATTTCTTTTTCTTCATTTTCATTAGCTGGGTTATATTAGAAGATAATTCTAACATACTTTTTTCTATTAATGGTTCTTGTTTATCTGCTATTCTTTTAAAATTCAACATTGTTTCAAGGGTACTTAATGAATTATTCTCGAATGCGTTCTCAACAAGATTACTTTTATAAAAACTATCAACTATAGTTTTTACTACTTGTATCTGTTCCGTGGTCAATCCATCAACTTCTAAAATTGAACTGGAACGATTTAATAAGATTGTATCTGTTGTAACGTGAAATACTGTAGCCAATTTTATAAGCACTTCATTTGACATGAACTGTGGGGATTTTATTTATTTTTGTCTGAATGTGTAGTATAATACAAATGGCAATCTTCATTTTTCTTACTTCTCCTTATGTCACTTACATATCTTGTTTATGACAACTCACTTCCAATCCATCCGAGAGTTGTTAAATATAAAGGCAAAGGAGACTGTAATTAATGTACGATTTCAAAAAAGGAAATAATAATGAGGAATTAATAAACAAAGGAAATCGTACTAAAGAGAAAATTGATATAAACACTATTATTGGTGTTATCAGCATTTTTATAAATTTTTTAGGTCTATTACTTGAGATTTTTATAAAATAAAAAATATATGAAGATTGCCTATCAAGTCCCCCGGTGTTCAAGCACCGGGGACTTTTTATATTCTTCCCACATATCCAGTCAATAATCATATCAGTGAGATTTTACTTTACGAATTGAAATTTTATTTAAATTTTTTTTATTACAATTTATCAATGATAGCCGTTTTCTCTGTCCCACACTTTTTTGTAGTGGTCGAACAGGCCGATATCTGCCGCAAAACTAGTAGTATAGATTGCATCAATATCAAAACTATCATCTTCATCTTCTTCATTGTTTCGATTGGTCAAATCGCTTTTGTAGGTGTTTAAATCCATCCATCCATGACCATTTAATCTGCCGCTTGTTCCAATGCCCCGTAACACGCCAGTACTGGAAACTGGGGTATTTTTCATATCTGTATTAAGCATTACTAAATATAAACTTCCGCTTCGTGTCTCCACAATCATTCCTGACTTTAGGAAATCTTTGGGGGCGATATCTTCTTCTTTTGGAGGGGCCGGGATTGGGGCCGTGTCTGTGAACTGAATATGCTCCACTCTGGGGATTATCATTTTTCCACTGGGGAGTTTTACCAGGGCAACAGGATATTGGCCCAATGAACCTCCTGTCTGATAGTCGCTATCATAATTGGTACTAAAGCCGCAAAACTCGCCGTCTTTGAAAAGTACGTATCCTAATTTTTCATCCCAATATTTACCACAACATTTACCTTCCATATCTTTCCTCCTTAAAATGAAAATGGGTCTTTATTTTCCAGGGATTCCACTTCTTCCCAATCCTTGTTTTCTGATGGGAATAATGGGGTTTTCTTATTGGGGTTCTTTGGTTCCTTTGGAGTGGGAGTTTCATAGCGGTCGGCATAAATAACCAATTCATTGATTATTTCTTTCCTGCCATCCGTAGTGAAACCAACTATATTTAATAGTTGTGCACCAAACTCATTGTGGCGTACAGAATAATCAGCGAATACCACTCTCAGATTCTTCCCTTTGATTTCATCATCATTAAGTATGTTTCTTAAAGCGTCTGTTGTTAAAAACATTTTGTTGGGTTGGGGATTTTTCATCATGATTTTTCTCCTTCATCAATTAGATATTTGTAGCGGTCAAGTAATTTTTTAATATCACTAGACCTACAGTGGCACCAGAATCTTTCTCCATTTTCATATTCAGCGCATACGCCTACATCCAATATGTCACCAGAAAACATTGCCATTTTAGGAATGATTTCAGTAGAGTGGCCTATTACGTTCATCTTATTCTTAACACAATAACTTGCCATTTCATAAGGAGTCCCATAAACCCATGCATTCCACATTTCGTGATAGCCGATTTCATCCCTATGCAATCTGTTCTGAATGTTTTTCAAAATTTCTTTAGCTTTGTCTTTGTATTTTTCTTCAATTTCCTTTTCTGTTAATTCTACGTAGAACATATAGGATGCATCTATTTTTTCTTCTCTTTCTCCTTTACCCCACATATCCACTGTAACATAGGCGGCATTAACAGATTTGACAATACCAAAAAACATTCTTTGCCAGCCACCACCTTTTGTACCTTTAATTTCCTGGCCTACTTTTAAATTTTTAGAAGTTATCAATTTAGTTTCCATTTATTTTTCCTTCTTGCGAAATTTGCAATTGATGGTTATGGCCCTCATATATTGGCTGAATATTTCTAATTCATCTGCTGTTAAACCATCCTCCGTCTGAGAAATATATGCTGTGGAATTTTTTATTATAGGAACCATTCTTACACCTATTTGGTTGCCACGAGTTTTTAAAAATAAAATAACTTTAATTAAACCAAAGGAACCAGTTTCATTTTTGGCCAATATTCCATCTTCAAAGAATTTGATAAAAGTAACAGAAAAATTATCCATATCAATTTCTGTTCTTATCCAACCCATATTTTCAAGTTTCTTTTGGAGGGGTTTCTCTGTCTTTTGATACCAAATTGCAATAAACCATACAATTATAAAAGTATCAAAAAGTATAAGAGATACTTTTGAAGAATCCAAACAAGCAATTCCCATAGCCGCTACAATTAAAGTTACAAACATTCCTACGCAATGAGCCAATAGCAATACAATACCTACAAATATTGCAGATACCAGAAAAGCTGAAAAACTTCTCCATTCTAAAGTCATTGCTTCTACAAATTTGTTTTTAATCTTTTTCATACCATTCTCCTTGATGATTACTGAAACAATGAATTGCGCTGAACACTATTAGGTTTAAAGTAAATACATCTAGGTTCACTTTTAAAATTCATAGCATATGCTTTTACTGTAATAGAATCAATTTCTTTTACAAATTTTTCAAAATCATTTCTATGAGTACAAACATTTCTATGAATACAATTTTCACAAGCGTCACTCATAACCGTTCCTCCTTTTAAGCTGGTGTATAACTGTTGTACAGCTTTATAGCATCTTTTAATTTAATGAATGGGGTTTCAACCACTTTTAAGGGGCCGTTCTCCACAAAAGATTCTTTAATGACCACATAAGAAATCTTGTCGAAATTGGGAATCTGAGGATTGATACAGCCAAATAACATTACTCTCATTTCGCTGTCCTTATACTCACTCATGATGAACCTCTTAAACAATTCTTCTCTTACTTTATTCATTTCTTATTCTCCTTTTATTATAATATTTTTATTGTTTTTATGTTGTAATGAAAATCTAAATAATCTTTAAGAATATTTAAATCATCATTTTCATTTTCTCCACTTATTCTAAATTCTATTGTGTCTTTTAGTAATTCAGTATTGCGGTTAAATTCAGTAATGCCTAATAAACTTTTGGCATTTACTTCTTTTCTTATGGTTTTATTAACCAATCTTACATCACTGTTTAAAGTACAGGTGCAAGAAACAACAGATGGAAAATTATGGGGATAACTTTTAAAACAAAATGAAAATATTTTCATAATATTTTTCTTCTTTCTTTACAAGAACAGCCAGGAGTACAGGCGGAAAAATGGATACAGGATAACCCTGATGATTGATAGGATACAAGTTAGTACAAACAAGAATAAGAAACTCAACACATCAAAGGGTAACATCCACCAGCGTGTATAAACATTTACCTTGTGCTTCGTTTTACCATGCCACCAGCATTTTAAATCGAATAACTGATAAATAAAACTCTGATTAAACCATGTACCTTTAACAGATATCGTTTTTTCACAAATAGAACATTTTGCTTCCCTTTTAGTAATTATATCCATCATAGTTTATTTAATTCCCTTCCTTTCTTTTTTATATTTTATATATTTTTCATATATTTCATTCATTTGTTTCATAATATTTTCATCGTTAAAATCTTTTTCAGATAATTGTGCTCTACTTCTTCCTACAGCACATGGAGAAACTTTATATTCTTTATGAAATAAATTAAAATCGGATATTATTGTACATTCTCCCATACTGTTCTCAAATTTACAGCCACTTCCATAACACATATATTGTTCCTCCTAAAGATTATATTTATACTATATCATATAAATTATAATATGTCAATAGATTTATTTTATTTTCTTCAATTCGTAAAGTAAAATAGGCTGTCTCCGTTGCGGCTCGGAATCACGTAACAAAAAATATTTTTGTATATGAAACTATTACTGTGAGTTCGTATATGCGAATTTTAGGGGTTGACAAGAGGGCCGAGAGGGGGTATAAATGAGAAAAGCCAACCCCTCGTTGCCTGAGAGGTCAGCTTTACTTTTACTATCTTCGTCTAGGTGGAGTGCGATAATATGATGGTACATGGTTCCATCTTCCATAATGGAAGCGGTCGTACCCATTCACAAAAACCGTTTTCCGTCTAAACTTTTTTTAATCATCTAAAATCTCCTTATTTTTTATTCATAGGGATTTCTCCTCCTATGTATTAAGAACAATTTTAGATTAAAGTTTGATAGTTATTCTATTATAGCATACAACTAGACAAAAATAAACAAAAACCCTCAGTTCATGTCGAAACTGAGGGTTTTTGTTTACAATCCAGAATCATTTATATCTGGTTCATAATTCTTATCAAGATACTGTAATGTTAATCCTATTTCATAGTTTTGACTTGATAATCCAAGGATGATTAATGTATCATCTGTTTCCCAAGATGCCGCATATGAAACATATCCATATTCTAAAGCTTTTGATGAACCAGCATGTTCAATCAGACTTTCTTTTTGATAAGGTATAATTTTATCATGGGTTGGATTTCCGTATTTTTTTGTAAGTGACTCCTTTAATGAATTATAGGTAGATATAAATTGTCCCCCACTTGTATATCCTAAATCAAATAGATATAGACCATCATGTAATTTATTATCGTTAAAATGGTAGAAAGCAAAAGCTTTGTATCCATTTACACGTACATTTCCAAATAGACTTCCATCATCCAAAGATTCTAAATTTATTTCTGTTCTTCTGGATTTTCTTCTACCCAATTTAAAACTTTCTTTCTATCATTTTCATTCATTAATTCACCTTATTGTTTACTGTAGCTTTCCACAATATTTACAATATTTATCAAGAATATTAATTGTGGATTTACATGAGTTACATTTTCTTTCGCTACCAGCTTCGTGTAAAATAATAGGGGAAACAGGTTCTATTCTAAATTGAGAAGATTCCCATTCTTTTCCAAACCCGGCAGAAGCGATTTTAACAGATGGTCTACTTGTATCAGATTTGCCATTCAAAGTAATTAATACTTCTTTGTCTCTAATATTTCCAGTGTACATTTGGCTAAATTCTTTTAAGATAATAGCCCTGTCAATTTGTTTTTGTAACTCTCCCAATGTCATAAATATTATTTCTCCTTTCTTTCAAGGGTAATAAAATGACTTACTTCTTCTTCGTAGGGTAAAGCTTCAAAGAAAATAGCTAAGTCTCTTAATTCTTTCTGCTTATGATTTCTTCTTGCAAAATAAAAAGCTCTTGCAGTTTGTGCAGAACAAGTGTAGCTTGAAGTAAAATTAAAACTCTGAGGTAAATCCTGTATGATTTTCCTAAATATATCTTCCCTTTCTTCTGAATCTATAGGTAAAGAATTAAATTCTTTGATAAGATTATTCAAATGTAAAAGAGTTACTTCACGGTATGCATTGGATATTACATTTTCCTTTGAATCATCATAACTAAAATCATCCATAGTTAAAGGACGGCTTGCAATCTTATGCATACGACTGGTTGAATTTTTTACAGTAGCAACTTTATAGGTATCTATGTCCCACCATGCTGTCATAGGGGCAGTAAGCAAAAAAGAAAGCTGTACCTGTCTAAGCCATTTTCCATGGTCTGTTCCTGCTAGTATTAAGTTTTCTGCCAGCTTCTTATCTTTGGGGCCAACAAAAACATCTAAGACTTTATGAAAACTTTCTACTTGATTAAGTTTAATTATTTGAGTAGATTGGCTATAACGATTATAAATATAGCATTCACTATCAGATAAATGATTGCTGTTCATTGGTAATCTCATGCCATATAAAGCATTTGCTAATCCAGACACTTCTAATTTTTCAACTCTTATCATTATGATTCCTCCACTGATTTATCATCAACAGTTATTTTAACATTAGCAATTTCTATGCTAAAATTTTTAATTTTGCCTAACCATTCTAAATCCTGTTTTACTTGGGCTTCAATGGTTTCTGTTATTCTTTTTTTATCATTGCAAACTTCTTTTAATTCTTCTTCTGTAAAAATATCGGCATCAAAAGTTTCTTTTGAGAAAGCTTCCAATATAATTTTTACATCACATTCTCCTATCAATGTTTTCTTTTTATTCATATTTTTCCTCCAATTTTCCCATTAATTTTAAATTTTCTTTAATACGAAATGGACATGAAAGATTAATTGTAGCGTCAATAATCTTTTTAAGTTCTGTTACTTGGGATAACATTTCACTTCGTAATAATTTAGATTGTATCCTATAGTTTAATTCTTTATATATATTTTCTTTATTGGTGGATAGCCCACTTTTATTTAAAGTTAGATGATAAACTTTATAATAACCTTCCCACCCAGGGAAATTTTCTCTTAATTTTTGTGAAGCAATTTTTTTAAATAAATAAATACGATTTTCATTTCTGTAAATTTCACTCATTTTAGTGAATCCTAATTCTTTTAAAGTTTCTTCTTCAAGTCTAATAATTTTGGATTCTTCTAGTGATTCCATAGGAATTGTATGGGTATCTGTATAAGTATTATAGCTTTTATAAATTCTATACCCTTGACGGCATTTAATCAAAGATTTAGATTCTAAACTCTTTAGTATATCTTTTACAAGTCTGCTTAAAAGATTATAAGATTTAATCATATAGTCTTTTAATTCCATGGGGTCACTATTCAAAATACTAGAAGAATCATCAATGTTATAACGACAATAGCCATAGTCACTATTTACAATTCCACATGACGTAAGAATTTCCATCATGGAAAGACATTGATTATGTCCTTCTTGTTGAGATAATAGATTGCTTAATATGGCTTCTAGGAGTTTTTGATACATTCCTCTTAATTCTTTTTCGTTTTTTTCATCTTCTGTATATTGTTTTTTAAAATTATAGAATCCATTTTTGACAGTAAATTCATAATCTTTTTTTAATATATTTATTTGGCTTCGCTGTTTTGAACCACTACAAGGAACCCAATTAAAGATAGCACAAATATCACGATAACGATAATTTTTGCCATACTCAATCATAAATATATTTACCTATCTGCTGTTCAAACAAATGATGATAAAATAATTTTGCTTTATCCTCTAAAGATTCAAGGTCTTTGTTATTGTATACTACAAAATCATAGCGATAATTCTCTACGTCTTTATCGGCATGATTAGAGGTAACAGTGGGAACATTGGGATTTTTTACAAGTAAAGTATGACAAGTATTAGAACCAAAATAATTTACATATCTTTGAATTTCTTTTGGTTCGCGTGAATGAACAAAAATAAGTCCATCACCATTATTAAAATCATTAATATTTTTTATTGCCGTATTAATGTTTTTTATAGTTTCTTTGTAAGGTACATCATCCCAGCTAGAAAGTAAATCTTTTAAATCACTTAAAAATTTACGATTACTTTCAGTTTTTGAACCATCCCATCCAGCTATAATAGCTAGACTTTTAACTAAATTAACAGAATCAATATTACACATAATTCGTAGGGAAATAAGGGTATTTTCATCTATTGCTGAATTATTTGAATCATATGCTAATTTTAAACATAATTTAGCAAAAGTATCTTTACCTTTTCCTCCACTACCATTGATGATGATAACATGATACATATTTAACCTCCTTTTAGTCTATTTTATTTTAATAATAACAGAATATAATATAAATGTCAATATGTAATTTTTTATTATATATTTTATATTATATGTATATTAATTAAATATATGTATAATAATTATATAATATTATAAAATATATAAATATAATATAATTAATAATAATTTATATTTAATTAATATTGTTATTACTAATTCCCCAAAATATTTATATTGTTATTTTAGTTTTTTTGCAAGCAAAAAAACCAAATAACGAAAACAAATATTTTTTCAATTGATATAATTAATATTTTTTATAAACATAAATTCACAAATTTCTTGGTTTTATATATAATAATAGTTATCTATAAACAATTACTAATATAAATTTATATAACTCTTTCCACTTCGTTACAAGAGTTATATAAATTTCTAAAGTAATTGTAATTATATCTAATTATTATTATATATAAAACAGAAATTTATAAATTTATATAAAAAATATTAATTATATCAATTGGATAGGGGTATTTTTTATATAATAATTATATAATTAATAATATAT